GTTCAGCTATTGCAAGCTCAAGTCTAGTTACCGAATGGATTAAAGGCAAAACATTGGAAGAAGCCAATGGGATTAAAAATACAGATATTGCTAAAGAATTAGCACTGCCTCCAGTTAAGATACATTGCAGTATCCTAGCAGAAGACGCAATCAAAGCAGCAGTTGCTGATTATAAAACTAAAAGAAGTGAATTGAACAAATAGGATTATTGATGAATACGACTAAAACATTCTCTCTTAAAATAGAGGGGATTGCACAAGAAAAAAGAATTACACATATGGAAGCAGTGCTTTGGTATTGTAAAAAAGAAGGTATCGAACCAGACACAGTAGGTAATTTGATATCTAAAGCTCTTAAACAGAAGATCGAAGCAAATGCAAGAGATTTGAATTTTCTTCCTCGACACGCACAACTACCAGTATAAGGAATATATTATGGGAACAATATTAGTAATAGCACTTTTTAGTGGACTATTTGTAGCAGACAATAAAGAGTTTTTTGATAAAGTTGAAAAAGACATAGAAGCAGGATACACATGGCATCGTGTAGGTCCAGTAGATGCTGACCCAAATTCACTTTCAATCTCAATGGAATCTGAGGGATACAATCCTCAAATCATATGGAAATTAAAAAAGGATTAAAGGAAGGTTTGGTAAAGGGAGCGATTGTTCTCTTTCCAACCTACCTTACAGCATTTCTAACTGATAAGATGATATATGTTATTCCTATGCTTGCAGCTGCCAGTTTCATTGCAGCAAGTATCGGTGATAGCAAAAATGAACATAGAGTAGAAGAAGACGGTTTTAAAAAAGACGATGCAAGCAGTTGATACCTATCTAATGTATTGTGCTTTGAAAGCTCACTTCAAAGGTAATTATGATTACCACAGATTTAGCGGTAAAACGAAAGTTTCTAGAGATTCATTCTGGAAACGGAAAGACCGCATTTTCTTTGTCAAAACTGCTACTAGGTATAATGATAAAGAACTCCTTAACTATTTTGTATCAAACTTTATTAAAGAACGTGAAGGATACATTGCAAACTTTAGCACTAAAAATTATGAAGAATGGATGCAACGAAAGAAGATGTTCTATGAACTCTTCTCTCAAGAGATGCAGCCATTTATTAAGAACTTTGAACCTCTTTTTGAATGTACAGATGACCAACATCCTACATTACTCAAAGAGTATTTGGGTAAAAGAGTCTCTGTTGAGACTATGATTATATTGGATGAACTTGTTGAATTTAGTAAGAAATGGGATAAGGAGTTAGTATGGGATGATTTTGTGTGGCCTGATGTAAAAAAACTTATGAAAAATTACAAAGGGTTCTTGACAATTGATACCGAAAGGTATAGAATGAAATTATTGAAACTTATAGAGGAGTCCAGTTAATGGAAATCACTGTACACTTGGATGGTAATCCCACCATTCGGGAAGAAGGGTTTTTTGAGAGTCAAGTTATTACTCTTGAGAACCAAATTAAAGCATTGCAATTTGACAATGCTGAACTCAACGCTAAAAACGATGAGTTAGGTGAGCGAGTTACTAAACTTGCAGCACGACAACCAGCATGGCCTAAGGGGTATTCTCCTCGTAGACATGACCGCTTCAAAAAGCGGGGATAAGTGGAATTGCCGGTGTAGCTCAACGGTAGAGCAATTGCTTTGTAAGCAATAGGTTGTGGGTTCGATTCCTACCACCGGCACCATTTTTAGGAGTGAATATGGAAGTTAAACTAATAGACCATATGGGAAGTGATTTGAGTGTAGTTAATGCTGCCCGTGTATCCTTTTCAAAAACATCTGAATGGGATTCTATACCAGAAGCTGGAAAGGTTGAAGGTTTTCTAAAAGAAGGTGATGAACGTCTAATTAAGTATCTTGCAAAGTATAATCACTGGAGTCCCTTTGGTCATGCGTCTATGCAGTTTCACGTTAAGGCTCCTATCTTTGTGGCCAGACAACTTGTTAAACATCAGGTTGGTTTAGTGTGGAACGAAGTATCCAGACGTTATGTAGATACAGAAGTAGAGTTTTATGAACCTACTGAATGGCGTCTTGCAGCAGAGGATAAGAAACAAGGTTCTTCTGATGAAACTGTAAAATACAGTATTGCTTCTACCCACAAATTATGTAAAGAAACATATGAAGATATGTTAAACTCTGGAATTGCACCAGAGATGGCCAGAATGGTTCTACCACAGTCCATGTATACAGAATGGTACTGGAGTGGTACACTCATGGCATTTGCTCGTGTATGTAACCTACGATGCAAACCAGACGCTCAAGTTGAAACTCAAATGGTTGCAGATAAAATTGATGTTCTTGCTAAAGAACTATTTCCTAACTCATGGGAGGCATTAAGAGATGTATAATAACGAGAGTAATATAATTGGTGTAGATAAGATTATTATTTTGATGGAAGAAATTGCTTTAATAAAAAGTCGCTATACAGATAGTGATACTGGAAATTTACGAACAACCGTAAGTGTTTTAGAAAAGCGTGTACTAGAACTACGAGATAGAATACATGACTAGACATTTAGTACTAGGTAATGGTGAGTCTAGAGCTTGGTTTAATCCAAATGAAAATAAGATAAACGAAAATAATGTAATTACATGGGGCTGTAATGCAATCTATCGTGACGGTGACGTTAATAATCTAGTCGCTATAGATTATGGAATACAACAAGAGATACATGACTCAGGATACCATAAATGGAACCAGTGTTGGTTTGCAGATTGGAACTTACTTCCTGCTAGTGCTGTAGACGGTTTATTGATGGGATTTGATTTTCCAGAAAACTTTGTTCATAAAAGTAAAACTGTTACAGACCAGTGTGTGATTGCTGGTACTGATCCTGTTACACTCAATGAGAAAATTGAGTCTGCAATAAAACAGTTTCCTAATATTGACATGAAAGACTTACAAATCAAAATGAATAAGGATGTCGGTGTCTGGATTACCTACGTCAACGAAGATGATAGTATAAGGGACATTGACTTTCCTAAGAAGTGGTCAGCTGGTAATACAGCGATACACCTTGCTTGTCAACAGGGAGCGAAAGAGGTGTACATGGTAGGGTTTGATTTAACCTCACCAGATAAACTTATAAATAACATCTATAAGGGAACTGACTATTATTTTCCCGAAGATGCAAGAGGGTTTACTCCAGTTAGCTGGATAAACCAATTGGGTACTGTTTTTAATGAGTTTCCTGATACTGAATTTTATTGGGTTGACCCTGCAAATGAAAGTATTTTCCTAGAAAAAAACATAAAGTACTTGACAAAAACAAAACTTTGTGGTATATTAAACATACGATAAAACATACGATTACATACGATAACATAAGGAGATATATATGTCGTTAAGCGCAATGAAAAAGTCCAACTCTTTGGACAAACTGCTCGGTGCAGCAGAACAAGAAAACAAACCATTAGAAAAGAAGTCATACGTTGATGAGCGTATCTGGAAACCTGTAATGGACAAAACTGGTAACGGTTTTGCAATCATTCGTTTTCTTCCAGCACCAAAGGATGAAGAACTTCCTTGGGTAAAACTTTGGAACCATGCGTTTCAAGGCCCAACTGGTCAGTGGTATATTGAGAACTCTCTTACCACCATTAGTCAAAATGATCCAGTATCAGAACTGAATACCAAGTTTTGGAACTCTGGTGTAGAGTCTGATAAAGAGATCGCACGTAAACAGAAGCGTAAGTTGCAGTACTACTCCAACATCTACGTTGTCAAAGATAGCGCAAATCCACAGAATGAAGGTAAAGTATTCCTTTATCGCTATGGTAAGAAAATCTTTGATAAGGTAATGGAGACAATGCAGCCTGCATTTGAAGATGAGACTCCAGTAAATCCATTTGATTTTTGGGAAGGTGCAAACTTCAAGTTGAAGCTACGTAAGGTAGACGGTTATTGGAACTATGATAAGTCAGAGTTTGAAGCTATATCTGCTCTTGCTGATGATGATGAGAAGTTAGAAGAGATTTGGGGAAAACAATATTCTCTTTCAGAGTTTACTGCTCCAACTAACTTCAAGTCCTATGATGAGTTGCAGATTCGTTTGAATACAGTTCTGTCAGGTACTACTAAAGTTGGTAATGTAACAGACCTACAACGTAGCAATGCATTTGATGACTCACCCTCTACAACTACTGTAGTGGATACGAAAGAGGAGCCTGCTCCTACGGTATCAATGAGTAATACTGAAGACGATGATGACACTATGTCATATTTTGAAAAACTTGCAGAAGAAGGTTAATTGATGAAGACTTTTATTATGATCGCATCAGCAGTGGTACTTTTTAGTACCGCTGCTAGTGCAAACAGTGTAACGATTAAGTGTAGTGACGATGTTGAGCGTGGAACACTTAAACTAAGTAATCCACCTACTATGAACTGTGATGACTTTAATCTTGTCAAGAACTATGTTGGTTCTGGTATTACTGTAGGGCCCAATTCAAAAGTAAATGACTTGGTTTCTGCGATTGAAAGTATACAACCAGCACCCACCGCACAGCCAGTAACAGAGGTTTCAAGCGAACCTCTGGGTGATAAGTTCTCTGGTACAAGGCGTTATGCAGAGTGGTTTGAAGAGAAACCCTCTGAACGAACATCTTGTCCACCACAAAATGCTAAGTGGATAAATCTAAAATTCAATGAAGATGGTGGAGTTACCATCAAACGATAAAAAGAAACCCTTGTAGAAATACAGGGGTTTTTTATTAACCAACTGCTGTTAGTTTATCTGTAACTCTATCAGTATTAATTAAAGAATTTGCAACTGATGATACATTATTAGAAGTAGGAGCATTTACATTTGTTGGAGCATTAACTATTACTGG